GGATTGTACTATTGTTGTTGTTTAATTTCAAGCAGTGATACTGTGACCATAGCCTTGTTTGCTGCGTTCGCTGTCACTTTTAGTGCATCTCCTGCCTCAAAAACCTTAACATCCTGTCTCGTAGTTGTGTCCGTAGCACTAACATCTACTTCATCTACCTCAAAATCTGCAGAGCCATTATTATGTGTAATAGTCACAGTAATACTGTCTGATGCATGATAATTATGTATAGATAAACTCTTGACAACGAATGTCGATACGGGCACAGGTGGTGATGCTGACACATCTGCCTGTGGCACAGTAAATACTGTGGTCAAGTTTGTTGATGTTAAGTTAGATATAAATCTTTTAAATACGTCTGCCATTATCCAAAGAAAAACGCCCTTCTCGTCTGTTCATCAGCGTTGTCTTGCTGATAGGAAAAGTTAAGTTGTAGTATTAATTGCTCTAGTTGTCTGATCAATTCCGCAAAAGAACGTGGATCATAATTATCTGGTGGGTCAGGAAATCTTGTTTGTGCAATCTTAGCCATTATCTACCACCATCAGGAAAAGCATCTATTGTAAATGTGCCCATTTTAAAATTACCACCTACTACATTACTTTCTATTTTAAAATTAGCCTGTCTCCCTCTACCCCTAAGGTCTTTCTTGATATCTGTGGTTTGTACAGTAGTGGCTGTTTGACTTACCACGTTACCATAAGGATAATTTTTAAAACTAAATGTGACGCTTACATTACCTGTCTGATCTCGAAAGTCAGGTATAAATCTAGCAATACGCATAAGCTGCTCACCACCTTCATCTATATTAAAGTCACCACTTTGTATGAAAGCTTGCATAGCGGCACCATCATTGTCATTACCAAACTCATGTTTGTAGTATCTTGAAACCCCGTTCGATAATCCAATAACTGTTGGTGTTGCGTTTGCAACGCTGTCTTTTAAATATTCTGTAGCAAAAGGGTTTTGAAACACACCACGATCGACCCATGTTGTTCTATTGAGTGTGCCAACTGCCCAAGATTGCTCTAAATAATTATAAATGACACATTTATTAATTTGTGGATTTATATCATTGTTAGGGTTAGTCACATAAAACCAAATTATTTCTGCAAACTCGGTATTTACCCCTGCAAAGATTTGATCAGTTTGTGTTAAATCAATATTTTCAAATACGAAGTCATCAACACTGCACGGTAATTTTTTTACTGTACCATCAAATACAAAGAATGCATTTTGACCCATCCAGTATGATACATCTCTTACAACCACAGCCGCATGCTGACCAAGCAGTCCACAGTTTTTACCTAATTGATTAAGACCAAAAGTAAATGGTGGTCCTATAAACTGCAGTCCGTGGAGCGATGTGTCAGTCCAAACTAATATTTGACCACGAGCTTTATCAGCTCCAACTATTGTAGATCCATCTTGTATACGTAAAGAACCTGCCGTGTTCGTGGCCCGTGGTTCGTAAGTATTAATATCTTCTTGTGATGAAAAACGTAAAAGCAAAGGATCTTGAGATGAGGCTGTGCCTACTGTTTTTTCTGTACCAAATAATATTAAGTGTCTATCTGGTGTTGACACTAAAGAAAACTTACTAGCTGTCGGAGCATTTGTAACTAGACTTGCTTTACCTGCTAGTCCGTCAGATGTTGGTGACCATTGAAAGGTAGATCCATTTAGTGCTGTTGCTATCATCAGCTCACCAAAATTATCTATTGACCAATCTCTACCATCTAGAATTGTGCTTGAGCTGTTACTTGGTATGTTCCATGCGTTTGCATTAGCTGAGTCTTCAAACAACGTTACAACTGAGTCATCTGCATGAGCTGATCTTGTGGAGCTATCTACAGCTCTTGTTATACCTGTCAAATTTGTAGATGTTTTACCTGTGTAAGATATTATCTCATCATCTACTATTATTTTACCCGCAGTAGAGAAATCTGTTGTGCTGTCAAGTGTGATGGATGTGCCTGAACCCCCTGTTCCTGCAGTGTCATCTAACAAAGCTCCGTTAAGTAGATTAGTTACCGCTGTTGAGAATCCACCATAACCATTAGTGCCCCAACCATATCCAAATGTAGAAAAAGCTGGTGCTGTGTTTATGTCAAACTTAGCTGTGGCAGTTCCTGTTGTGACGCTGCCTGTCGATTCGTTTGCGTCTTGTTGAATTATAAATGAGTTTGTACCAGTTACTGACTTGACTTCAAAACTTCTGTCAAAGCTGCTAGCACTAAAACTTGTGCCAGACAAACTTGTCGTACCAGAAAAAGTTACCACGTCACCCACAAGGGCACCGTGTCCACTAACATTGACAGTCACATTAGCCGACCCGTTTGTTGTCGTAAATATACTACTTACTGCGCTATTTGTTTGCCTTATAGGTGTGATGTCATACAAAACATCATTAGCAAATATATAAAGTTTTTTATCTGTGCCTAACGCAGCTAATCTAGTGCCGTCTAATGCAACCCAATGATGTGCATCTCGTGGAACACCGATGATTGTAGTTTGTGTATTTTTAGCCCAGCCACCTATCTTTTCAGGCAGTCCATATCTAAATCTAATATTATCACAGTCAGTAAATGTGCCTGAAGCTCCTAAATCACTTGTTTGTTTTTGAATCCCCGGCCTGAGTTGTAGTTTTGTCAGTGTCATTTGCTCTACTAAATATTGTACCTACGTGACCTTTGAAGTGCATATTACCTTGATGAGTCAAGGGTGCGCCGACATCGGCCCATATTTTACCGCCTATCTTAGACCATAATCTACTAAAATAATAGTCCTCACTTAAATATCGTTCTTCTTCGTCCCAGTCAATCTTACCAACGCCAAATAAATCAAAACAATTATCTGACTTAAACCTTAACCCATTGACTATTTGATCAGATCTATATTTACGCTCAGGATATGCCTTTTGCATTTTCTTCAGCACATCACGTTTTATAAGCATCATACCAGTAGCTGCCTCTAAAACCTCTACAAATCCTCCTATCATCTGTATATTTTTTGGGTCTTTGAAATTTAAGTTATAGCCTAATGATTTGTAAAAAAGTTCGTCATCACTTATATCAGGGTTATTTTTTACAGCATCTCTAACCTGATTCCAATGTATGCACTTACGAGGGTATATACCACATGCTATATCTTTATCAGCTCTAATTAATCTTTCTATATTTTGCGGCACAAAACCAATGTCTGCATCTACAAATAATAAATGTGTGCCAACATAATTTTGATCATCTAAAAACATAGTAGCGATAGTGTTTCGTGCTCTAGTTATTAATGACTCATTACCCATGGTTTGTAGTTTCATACCTACGCCCTGGTCCGAGGTCCATGCTTGGAGGCCCAACACTCCATGTAAGGTATTCTCACCTAACATGCCGCCGTACATGGGCATACCTAAATACAATCTTATGTCTTGATCTTTTAAATCGCCTTCTATCATTTTAATTTCTTCTTATCCATACCTTTCATTAGTGTTGACAGAGTTGTCATGTTTTGTTTGACCATCTCGTTTCTAAAGCTTTCTATTGCTGATCCTGCTTGACTCGTTTGTCTTGAATTTTCAATCATTAACATAGGCATAAGTGCCATCGCACAGCCATACTCATCAACTTCTTCACCTGTTTGAGGATGTTTACCACGTATCTGTATAAACCAGCCACATTCAAACTTACGACATGGGTTAAAATTATCGAGAGGACAATTGTCTTTAACTTTGAGTTTCACGAATCTTTAGAACAAATAATTACATCGACGTATTGAACATCAAGATTAAATGTATCTGAGAAGGTGTGTGTATGTGAGCTACCTGCTAAAGTTCCAACATCGTGAGAGTGTGCTTGATCCCCACCAGTTGATTGAGTTTCAAACTGATTACCAGGTGATGAATTACCTGTGTTTCTTGTGCCAGTTGAAGTAGAAGATGTTGTACCAAACTCTTGTATACCACCCTCTGTGTGAGTGTGAGCTGGCATCTGAGCCTCAGTAAGTGTATGACCTGCAGTTGACCCTGTAATAGTAACACCTGTACCACCTGTAGTTCCACTCACTGTTTGATTAGTATTAAACGCTGCTGCAAAAGTATTAGATCCACCTGAACTTGCAGAGCCTGTTACAACTCTTAATGCTTTGTTATCGTGAGCTGTAGCTTTGGTCCAACCTGTGGGAGCTGATGATTGTTGAAATAGCATCAAAGATCCTGCAGGTATAATGTCGATGCCTGTTAATTCTGCACCACTACCAATATAAGTAGTGCTAGTTGTACCTACTTTGGCACCTAAGACATCTACACATTTATCTGATTGATTGTAGACCATGGTGTGTGAGCCTTGAGTTATAGCTACACCATTTGATGTATGACCCGTTGGAGCAACTGTCAAAGTAAAGGAACCTGTTGTGTTATTAAATATTACGTAGTTACTTTCTTTAGCTGGCACTAATACTTTAATGTTACCAGTCAAAGCTCCTGTAAGTTCAATAACTTTGTTAGAGGACTCTGCTGTAGCTGAAGCATCAGCAGTTGTTAATGTAACATCAGAAGATCCTGCTACACTTTTGGATAAGTAACCATTTACAAATGCATCAATAACTTGAAGATTATTGTTTGTTTTATCACCCCAAGTACCTGCGTTTTCGCCTGATGCTTGTAGTTCTAATTTTAATCTATCTGAAAATGTTGATGCCATGGCTTAAATTATCACGGTTTTGTAGGCCAGACAACTGCATTTACTTTTTCTACAGTATCTAATCCGTTTGTTAAATCTCTTAAATCTTGTCTATATTTTTTCTGTGCATCTGTCATGGTATTATCAGAAGCACCCCACCAATCTGTTTCTGCTAATAATTTGTTTCTTTTAAGACGCAAAAAATTTAAGGGTATTTCTTTGTCAAACTCAGCGACTTTTGCATCAATAGCTTCTTGGCTAGGTTGTTCTATGTTTTCAGATTTCCATTCAATAATTTTATTGTCTTTTGCTGACCAAATTGCATTAGGAGCGAGAGCGTTGACAGCTTTTGTAAAACTAGACATTATAAAACCTCCATAATTGTCATAGTATTTTTTAAATTTTGACCATAATAAGTACCACTCATATAATCAGCTGGGCCTAAACTTTCAAATGTTCCACCATTTATCCCTCCTCTAACAGAGTAAGTTTGTTGAGTTGTACTTGCTGGAGTATGTTTTACTGTAAATTTTGCGTTGTGAAAGTTCTCACCATTAGGTCCAGTAGTATGATGATAACCTATACCAATGAGAGTATCTCCTTTAAAAACAGGTAAAGCAATATTATCTCCAGCATTAATATCTTCGTTGCAATATATTGTAATAAAAAAATATAAACTGCTACTTGCATTTAAAGATGTAAAAGTTGTTGAGAGTATTTCAACACCTTCAGATGATGTTGGTACAGAAGTATCCGCTGGTATGGTAGAGGAACTTGATATTGCTGAACTACTTTCTACATGGACTACTTGTAAAACTTTACCAGCACCAGTAACAGTTCCGGTAAAAGCAAAATTGTTAGCTAAGTTAATTTTATCAGAACTGATTGCATCATCTGCAAAAGCTCCTGCGGGTAATGTATTAAGTGCCATGTTATGCTCCTATTAATTTTACCATTTGAAATGTTGTTCCGAATCTTGTGCTTGAAACTCCATAAACATTAGGTGTTCCACTACTCACATCATTATATGCCTGACAAAGTACATAGGTGCTTCCATCAAAAGTATGAGCATAAGATGTTGAAATATTTGCATATCTTGTATTATTACTTGCAGAGTTCATAGTTTGTTCAGCGTAAACAGTGCCACCTATACTAAATTTTACCCCAGCATTTTGTAAACTACTATTAGTGTCCCCTCCAACAGTTGCAGTAAATATCATTAAATAAGTGCCGGCAGTAGGAGTACATACTCCAGTGCTTGTATTATAAATATTGCCTGCATCTAAAATCTCTGTATCAAAAACTACTGTTGTCCAAGTATTATCACTCATAGTTTGTGTACTAGCTAAACCTATTGATAACACAGGAGTATTTTTTAACGCAGCATTATTCAGCGTTAAGGACCCTGACCCATCAGAGGTCATAATTGCATTATCACCACCGTCAGCGAGTATATTTACTTTAAGCTTACTGGTCATCTATGCTCCTATAATCCTGTATGCTCCGAAATGACTTCTTCTGTTAGCTGCAATAAAAGATTGTTGTGCTGAACCACTATGTCTTTCAGATAAACCAAAAACCTCTACATAGTCAGAACTACCATTAAAATCTATAACACCACTACCATGCATTGTTAATTCAAATAAAGCATCATTAGCTGTAGTCGCTCTATCAACAATATAATCTGCACCATTTTTACGAAGATTTAATTGTGTTGCATAAGCTACATACGCATTGGCTTTTATTGTCAAACAACAATAAACAAAATATTTACCTGCTATAGTGGGTGTAAATCTATAATTTGTAGAAGAGTCATACATATTATCTGTATCAAAATCTTCAGTGTTAAATTCTGCTTTCGTAGTCGTATTATTACTTATATTTTGGTCACCAGACATATATGCAAAAAAAGCTGGAACCATAGTAAAAGGTCCAGATACAGTATCTCCTGCCTCACCAATCGTAATTGATGAGCCTGACTGCTTTATAATTTCATTTACCTTTAACTGCGATACCACTACTTACTCCTTATGATTTGGGGTTTGCGTCTTTCACAGCTTTAATTCTAACCTTCCACGCATCGATGTCTTTGTATATCTCATCGAGCTGGTCGCCAATATCTCCGTAAGCCGCTTTACGTGTTGCTCTGACTGTGTTGTTTGTCTCTTCAGTGTTACCTGCTGTTTCGTATGTAGCAAGTTGTTCATCTGTTGGTTGAGCTAAACCTGAAATATTCCAAGCCTTAATGTAAGGGCCCTTTCCGTCAGAATCGTCCTGAAGTAAAACGTCAGTTGTAAAGTCTACGGTCTTTGAATTAGCTGCGCAGTAAAGTTTTACCTTTGTGCTTAATGATGCCATTGTTTACTCCTATAATATGACTAGTGTTCCACCACTAGCTACGTTTATTGTCTGTCCTGAGGACACTGTTACAGGACCTACTATACTTGCATTTTCTGTTGCTGCAATAGAAAGTCCCCCTGTTAATGTTTGTACATTTCTGTACGCACCATTAATACTTGTTAATTTAGCCGCTGTCACTGTTGCATCTGTCGGCGCTCCCACATCAAAGGTATCACCAAATATGACACCTGAGAAGGTTGCACTACTAGCAGGTGCGCCTGTAAACGCTATAGTGCCACTAGACGATCCTGCAGTAAATGCTGTGCCAGGCACCTGATACACACCATTAATGTGTATAAGTAACTGAGCTAAACTTCCAATTATTTGTGTTGTTCCACCAACAGCTATCGTGAACTGAGTTTCAGAACCATCAAAGCCGCTACTAATATCATCGATTAGTGAAAAGTTACCTTGTACGATTGGATTGCCTAGATAGCCCATTATGAACCTCCATTATCTGTTATAGTGTTACCTTCTGCTACCCATTTTAATATTTCTTGATAGTCAGTATTTTCTTCATCTATTGGCACCACTCTTGTTGACTCAGTATCTTGATAAGTCACTACCAAACCTGCTTTGTCTCCAAAAAAATAACTTTGTGTTACTGTTTTTATTATCATTTTATAACTCCGAATCTAATGCTACATAAGCGTTAGCGTTTGCTGCATATATCCATCCATTTTCATATGTTGAAGCAGATACTCCATCATCTGAATAAAGAAGTCCTGTGTTAGCTCTACCTGAATATATTTTGATAGAATTAAAAGTAATGGCACCGCCACCTCTATTAAACCCAAAATAGTTTGAACCGCTACC